GATGCACCAGCAGTAACCAAGTTACCGTTAGCGATCATAATAAGATTTTTGATTGAAGTGTCAGCAGGTTGAGTAAAACTAACATCATAAGTAGCGTCTGCTGTTACTGCAATAGTGCCTGTAGTAACAGATGTAGCTGATGTAATTACATTATCTGATAGTTCTCGTACATCTCCTGTACGTGCAGAGTTACGTCCTGTATCCCTAATATCAACAACTGGATTTGCCATTTTTATCTCCTTTAATATCCAAATTCCGCATCAACGGGTGTATACGCTTGTTCCATTCTCATGTGCCTAAATTGATTAAATATGTCATTAACTTTAGGTCTTGACATAATTAAATAACGCAAAGCATCATAAGCATGATCTGGTGCATGTGTATCAACGTCTTCAGGATTAGACTTATCTAATGGTATACTTTGTAGTTCGCGTATCAAGTTAGGACAACTATTAAATATTTGTATTTTAGGTCTGCCACTTGGTTGCACTCGTAAGTATTCATGTATCTGAATCTTACCCTGAATCCTATTTTTATCTGCTCTACGCAGCTTATGCCCACCTCGCTGAAGTGTTTCTCCAACTGTAGGGCCTGTTGTGCCTGTCCTATTCCATGCTGATGTATCTAAGACACCTTGAACAGAAAAAGGATCTTCTAGCTCCATATTTGTAATCATCTGAGCTAGATCTACACCTGTTAGTCCTTTACGGTATAGCTCTCTATAAATTATTAATGTGCCATCAGTGGGATCAACAGCGCCCCAAACACAAGCACTTTCAGAAGCATACCCATAGTCTATTCCTTTTACTCGCTCCCAACCAATCGGAAGTTGGAAAGGAGCAATAACATGAAGCTCTAAATCAAACTCTGTAAATGCTGCCCCTGCTGTTATGTCCCAGTTACCTTCCAAAAGTTGCTTACGCTGAACATCTGGCAAGGCTTTTAACATTTGCTCGTATCTGCCATCTGTAGATAGATACGGATTATCTTGTAGTCTGGCTGGTATAAAACGTCTTGTCAAGCCATCTGCACCTACAAAACTTTCATTAGGGGCTGATGGACTTACATAACGATTCTTTACCCATGTTGCACCAGCACCACCGGGGTTGGCTGTACAACGCATGTATGGTGTAATTTCAGAGTCTGTAGTACGAAGCCGTGATGCTAAATAGTTCCAAGAAAACTCTGTGTTAAGATGTGTTATTTCATCAAAACCAATCCATGAGTATGCTTGACCCTGATACCTATATACATCCGCATCTCGCTCCAAAAAGCCAAACTCTAGTTTAGCCCCAGAGGGGAATGTCCAGATCTTTTCAACCTCTCTGAACTTACACCCCGGAAAAGCCTTTGGATATAACTCCCTAGACTTATCTATAAGTTCCCTGAGTTCAGGCATTGAGCGTCTTAATACTAACGCTCTGTGAGCAGCCCTATGAGCGAATCTCAGGGGATCTACGAGCATAGCATAGGACTTACCACCCCCTGCTGCGCCACCATACAGTACATCCGTTTCAGGAGCCGCTAAGAAATCTGTTTGCGGCCCATCATTCGGTCTAAAGATAACATTTTCTAGTGCCTCTTCCTTTACTTTTTTTGGAAGGTGGTGTATATTATCTTCAGTAAGTATCTTTCCTTCTTTAGCAGTTTCTTTATTATCTAGTTTAGCTAATGTGGATTGTGAAACTTTTAAAGTATTTTTTTGACTTTTTAATTTAGCTTCAGCTTTAGAAATAAGTTTTTCTTTTGTTCGTATAGCTCTGTTAGCTTTCATACGATTTTGTGTAGCCTTGCTATAATTATAGCCTCTAGACTTACTACCTTTTTTACGGCCTCCTCTTTTCTTAGGAGTCCCGTCTAGTTTTAAAATGAAGTTACCATCTTCATCTTTTAAATAGTCATCTGGATTAACTTCCCAATCGTTCATTTATAATCTTCTTTAATCCTTGATGACTTAAACTTCTACCTGTTTTATGTTCTAGCCATGCTGATCCTTCTCGTAAACTTAATACTTGGTCTTTAACCAATACAGATATTTCTTGAAGTGCTTCTAGTTGTTCAGGAACCTCCTCAAGTAGTTTCGGATTAGTTTCTGAAATAACGTATCCAAAAGGAATAACACTGCTACGTTTCGGAATACTCAAGGACTACTTCTTCTTTTGCAGGTAAAATAAACACACCACCCTGTACTGTATGATTAACATCTAATCTATCAGTTTTACCTAGTCCAATACGATCTAATATAGTCTGAGCAGCTTGAAGTCGTACATTGGCTTGAGGAACTGGTTGATCAGAGTTCATTACCTCAGTAAGTTTTAGTGCAGCTTGAGGTGCAGATTGCGCTAAGATATTTGACGCTAGGTCTATAATCTCATTCTTGAGTGACTTGGTAACCTGCCAATGATTCCCAGAGTAACCTGCAAGTTCTGCTGCTTTCTTTGGATCACCTCCTACTTCTACAAGATGGCCTAGAAAACTTTGTTGTTTTTCTGTAAGTTGTTTCTTATTCATGTTGTACAGTATAGGGCTATATTTTGTATTTGTCAACTACTTTTTTACTTGACAAACACAAAATATAACTCTATACTATTTACAAGCCCACCGGGGTTGCATATATATATATACTATAAAGCCCTGCCTAAACACTTTAGCTGCCGTGAATGGCACTCCAGAGTCCCTCCTAAGTCCCGCCCTAAATCTAGTTGACACTTCAAAGTTTCTAAAATTGTATGTGAATGCTATATATATAGGGGTACCCCCACTGGCCACCTGCCCCATACTCTAGAATACTTCAGAATACTTCTAAGTGAATCCCAAAGTAACTCCAGAGTATTCCTCAGAGGTAACTCCAGAGTAGTTTACATTCTAATGAGGACTGTGAAGTAACACTAGAGTAATCTTCTACTCCAGAAAACTACAAAGTATTTCAAAGTGTTAACTAATTTTTGCGAGGCCAGACTGCCGAGCTTTTGAGGTCAATTGAACCCCGCTTTAAATCTTCGCCTGTTTTCGCGCGGAGCCTTTGGCTCTTCACGCAGGAAAAATCACGCGCCAGATTCGGTTGACATTTTTCGGCAGAGCTGGGTTATAATGTTTCGGCCGACAACGGAGCGGCAGTAAAATAAATTAACTACTTCAGGAGAAGAGTATATGAATAATTCATTTGCACAGATCGACTCAAAGCGAACCGCTACTTACAAGCAGTTTGAATTTGCAGTATATAAACTTGCGGAGGGTCTTGCGAAGAAGAAAAGAATTCCTCAAAAGATTTCTGGCAAGAGTAATCCTGCTTTCAAGATTTTGAAGGCAAGAGTTTCTGCCGCCACAGCGAAATACTACGGCGACAAAAATTCCAAGATGACTCACGGCGATGCCCAGAAGTATATATCTTCAGGAGTTATCCCCAATGACATCTTGGCTCTAGTCAAAGACACCAAAGATCTCAAGAAGAAATCTTAATTAAACTTACAGGGTCACTTCGGTGGCCCTTTTCAATCTCAGTCAGGAGTTATCATGGAAGAATATAACTTAGATATTTGGTTCTTAGTTATTAGTATAATTGGAGTTCCAGTACTTCCGTTTGTCATTGCAGTGTTTTCTTAATGAAGTTATTTATATTATTAACTTCTACAGTAATACTAACTTGGGTGATCTTAGTGTCACCCATCTTAGTTAAATTAACCCTTAGTTATTAGGAGTAACTATGTCAAGTTTTAATAAGTTTTCTAAGTTATCTTATGCGGATCGTGAGTTAGTAATCTTTGATAATAACTTTCGTGAGATTTTGTGTCAGTTAACATTAGCTGAAAGGCATCCCGAAAGATTGGAAGCAGTTAAAGATTTACTTAATGATAAAACTTTTCAGGGCAGTGATGATTACCAGACCAGTGAGTATGATCTGGCCCAAGCGATGTTGCTAGTTATTAATCGCATCAAAGTTAAATCTGACGATTGAGGTTTTTATGTAAATTTTATTGCCTCGAAAATTTAATTAATACTATTAAAAAATAATCATTCGTATGATTAGTGTGTAGTAATCACTGGCTAGTCTTTACTAAGAAGAAAAAAGAAACTTGAGTGATTCCACAGATAGTTAAGACTAAGGGCGCTTCGGTGCCCTTTCGTCGTTAAGAATACTTCAGAGCGATTCTGAAGCGTTCTTAGAAATACTGGTAGGTAACGTCCAGTTAGTAACTAAAACCGCTTAGAAGTGAATTCTGGGCCTCTTAGGAGTATATATTTGGAATGTTCACAGTGTAAGATCAGTAAACCTCCGGGGTTGCTAATAAAATTCAAGAACAGGTTAATCTGTGCGACCTGTGCCCTGAAGTCTAAGTATTATTATCTTGATAACTAGGCTGGTGCGGATCGTGACCAAAGGCTTGACGGTCTGGGGTGGATCGTGGTTTGATGATGTGGATCGCAAAAACAGGAGTTAATAATGACGTATAAAGAATTAAGAAGGTATCTTGATTGCCTTAACGAAGATGAACTGTCAAGGGATGTTAGAGTTAAACTTGATGATGAGTTATATCCTCTCATCACCTCTGCACATTTTGTGGATAAGGGCGAGTCTAAGCTGTTTGACAACGGACAACTCCTGTTAAGAATAAACTAATGAGCAATTTAATATCTTCAGAGTCTTTAGAACTTTTAAGATCTAATAAGACATTTTATATGTCTACTAAACAACCTCTTATGGGTTTTAATAGTTCTATAAAGATCTTAAAAGGTCTTAAAAAGTATGATTATACCACAGGAATCTTATACTTGCAACCCTCAAATGCAGTTTCTGTTAAAACTTTTTGTCCGTTTGCTGACCCTGCTGGCTGCAAGGATGATTGTTTAGGTAAAACTTCTGGTCGTTTAGCTATGTCACAGTCTCAACGTGCTATGACTAGGCGATCCATACAGTATGTATTTGACCCTGATGGGTTCAAGGAAAGATTACGACACGAAATAATTAAAAACGAAAGGGATAACTATTGTATCCGTCTCAACGGAACCAGTGATCTTGATTGGTCTGATCTCATTGCTAGTTTACCTAATGTGCAGTTCTATGATTATACTAAGGTTTTCAAGAGGTTAGAGCGAAATACTCTACCTAATTATCACTTAACATTCTCAGCGTCTTTCAAGAGTGAGAATACAATTCAACAAACTAAGGAGGCAGTAAAAAGAAAATATAATGTAGCAATTCCATTGAACACTAAGGAATGCAAGGGAGAGTTCAAGCGGCCAACGGAGCTTGTCATCAATAGTAAAAAGGAATCGGTACAGAACTTTGATATTACGGATCTGCGATTTCTTGACAAGCCTTCCAGTATAGGCACTTTAACTCGCAAGGGTTCCAATATAAAACAAAGACTAGGCGAGATGCATCAGCCAAGTTTCTTTGGGAATCCTTCCACGCTTGCGTTACTAGCTTGACATGGTTTTGGGGCTGCGTTAAAGTGGCCCCGTCATCACGACAAAGTAATTTAATTATCAGGAGTTCATATGAACACAGTAGCATCTTTATTCTCAAACAGAAGATTGATTGATAACCTTCGTAACTCTGGACATGGCGAGGCAGACTTTCAAGTTTCATCCTCACCAGTATTGTATAAAAATGGAGGGCACTTCGGTAATCTAAAAGAACTGGAGGGCAAGAAAGTATATTATCGTGAGGATACTGGAGAGGCTTTGGCGATCCACGGTGAGCGATACAAGCCAGTATCACATACCCAGATGATTGACACTGCTCGTAATGTATTGGAGCGTAGCGATTTAGATCTCAATGATATTAAGGAAACTATCAGAGTCGGAGATGGCGGATCAGTTTGTTTTATTAGGCACCAGTTACCCAATCATGAAATAACAACTCCTGATGGTGATACTGCAATACTTGAGATGTTACATATTAATTCATTTAATTCAGTGTGGCCCTATCAGGCGACAGTTGGTGCATTACAAAGTGCTTGCACTAACCATCAAGTTTTTCTTGGCTCGACTGCTGGAATCTACAAGGCTCGACATACTAATAAGTTAAACGTAGACCACGGCGCAAGCCAGATGAATAAGATTATCGGAATATTGGATACTCAGAATGAACTGTGGGCAAAGTGGGCTAACTTCACAATTAGTCGGCAGCAAGCATTCCAGTATATTGCAGAGGCAACGGGTTCTAAGTTTGCACTTGGTAAACTAAAAGAAAACGAGACTACAGGATCAATTATGAGTATGCCAAAAGCATATAGTAATGCATCTCTGATGTATGCTTGGACTCAATACAATGAGCGTTACATGCCAGCAATGGGTAATAACTACTGGGCTGTCTACAATGCTCTTACTGATTGGTCAAGTCACCACGTCGGTAGTCGCAAGAACAAAATTGATATGCCAGTAGCACAGGTCAAAAGATCTGATAAAGTTCAACAAGTTATTGCTAATTTCCCAATAGCAGCCTAGCTCTCCTGACACCCTGAGCATGGTGTAAAACTGCTCCTCCCTATACCAGTACAGATAAGGAATTGTATGAAAACTAGAATCCATGTTAATCAGCACAATATTAAGGCAAACGCCAAGGGTGCTGAGTTACCAGTGATTACTGTCAAAGATTACAAACAAAATAGAAAGTCGAACCATGCTGCTATTGTAGACTCTGATGGTAAGCCCTTAGCTAGTATTTACTATTGTCCCGATAACCCGTTGCCATGTGGCGCTAAGGTTTGGATTGAAACTGAGTTGGAAGTTGTGACCGTTGGAGACTAAATAATGAATACGCTTGTATTATTTTTTGCCTTAGACAATGAAGGAACGCTACACTCAATAGGGCATCATAGTAGCTATGATTCCGCTGACCGAACCGCTGAAAAATTAGGGTTAGATGTAGTCTGGTTGGCTAATGGTGATGAGGCAAAGCAATGGGCCTCCACTATTCTTAACAGCATGGAAGTTGCGACCTTTTAAAATTAAAATAGTTACTGGAGTTTAAATAATGATAAGAGTAAATCTCAAAGGGCCTGATGGAAATGCATTTGCTTTGATGGGCATAGCTCGTAATATATGCAAACAGACTGGTGAAGATCCTGATCCTATTATATCTAATATGATGTCAGGTGATTATGAACATTTAGTTAAAGTATTTAAAAAAGAATTCCAGTATTTGGTAAAAGTAGAGGATTAGTTATGTATTGGATAAGTAGAAAAGATCAAGGGCTTAGTATAGCGATGGGAAAGAAACGCCTTCGAGACTTTAAGCCAAAAGAAGGATGTGAATACTACGTCCGAACTACTAGAAAGATGCCACTGTTTTGTGATTTTGTGCCAGTGTATGTTGGAAAAAACGGAAAGTTGGTAAAAACTAATACTGCATCAACTGGTTGGTTTTCGTCAGAGAGTTAAAAATATGGACAATATACGTTTATTTGTGGATCATTTTATAATTTATTCCGAAAGCCGCAAGGCGTTCATTTTAAATTCTGGTACTGCTTTAGCATTTGAAAATAGCTTACGTGATCTTGTTAATACTCAAATGAAAGAAATACTAACTGATCGCATGAAGCATTATGAAAATGTACTTCGTCTTGCTGAACCTCACAAGCATGTCAGCCCACAGTATGAACGCACTAAAGATGCTTACAATACTTTAAAAGATTTGCATAACGATATTGCTTTTTGGGAAGAAAAGTATCTCGAAAGGGAGGAAGCATGACTATTGAATTCTATAAATGCTTGAAGGGCTGCAATGATACTCTTGATAAAATGTATCCAAAAAGAAACTGGCCCTCTGGTGCTATTAAAACTCCTAAGCCTCATGTAGTTGAAATAATTAAACTTTACCGCCGGGGCTTTACTTATGCTGAGATAGCTGCTACCATACAAAGACCTCGAAAGGTAGTTAGTTCTATTATAAGAAAAGCAGGATGCCAGTGATGCAAAATTTAATTGATATGTGTAATCACATTCTTTACTATTCCACAATATATTGTGGGCTTGAGGATGTTAGTGATGAAATGCAGGAAGATGCCCTGCGTTTAATGTTAAAGCATGGCGAGGTCTTTCCTGAATCTTTTATTAGGCTTTATTTAAAAACTCAACTGGAGGAAGCAAATGAGTGCTACTGATACTAGGGCAGAGTTTTGTGGCATGGTAGATGACTGGTGGTGTCAGTTGTTTGCTATGCGCCTTGGCTCTCCATTACCCGCAGAAAAGATTAAATTTAGATTCATAAGTTTTGTCGAGGAACGCTGCGCTGAAGTAGATTGCTGGCGTATAACTGACGATGATCTATGTAAATTATTTCCAGAGTTTATTGATAGGCTAGGCGAATGGTAGAAGATATTTTAAAATTAAAACAAATGCTGTTGAACCCTAAGCGCAGTGATGAGTTTGATACTTGGTATTATCTTGATGGATGGCGTATGTGCAGCGTCAAGGTTGGCAATAAGCGCGGTACTATCACGCCTAAATTTGGAAGGGGTAAAATTACAATAGGGATGAGGCAACTTAAAGATGAGTTGAATGGTCTTTATTGGTACGCTGCTAGGTGTCATGCTAGTAAAGAAGCGAAACTAGAGGGAAGAAATAAACGAAAAAGACAATGGGAAAATCAATATTGTTAAAGATAGTGTGGATCGCGCACACGCTATCAAAGGATCGCGCACGAAAACTTGTTGACAAATAATGTGGATCGTGTATCCTAGTGTGGATCGTGCCACTAATGTGGATCGTGTTTAATATGAATGGTAAAACTAGATAGGAGAAAATCTATGGTTTTAGAAGGCATTGCTTACTGGGCAAGCATCACATCCCCCAATACTACTTATGAGCCTGTTTATACAGTGAACTTAGTAGTCACAGATGGGAAGGCTGATGAGCTTAGGGCGCAAGGACTCAAGGTTGTGGATAAGGAGGAAGGCCCTACCATAGTCATCAAGCGTAAAGTGAATGGCCCTAACGGGATGGTTCGCAGTGCGCCAAGGCTTATGGATGGTAAAAAGTCACCTCTAGACTGTAAGGTAGGTAACGGCTCAAAGGTTAAAGTTCAATGCAAACCTTGGGAAGTGAATCGCAGTGGCACCACTTATAGGGGGCTAGACTTCCAAGCTCTACAAGTGCTTGAGCTAGTTAGCTATAGTGCTGACGGTGACGAGTTCGATATTGAAGATGATGAGGAGATTGATGAGCTATGAGTGAATCAACAGAACTAAAAACATTATCCTTTAGGGATAAGGACTACGACATACAAGGTCTATCAAAGGATGCAGTTGATGCCATCAACATGCTACTTGAGGTTCAATCTGAGATCGCCGCTTTGCGTAAGAAGATAACTGTGCTGGCTGCGGCAGAGGCTCAGTTGTCTAATCAACTAGAGGCTATACTACCTGAACCTATTAAACCTATGAATGAAGTCCTTGAGGATGAAGAAGAGGATGAAGAGTTTGGAGGTTACGCATCTTAGTTATAGGGGCTTCGGCCCCTTCTTTTTATGGAGAAAATAATGGCCTTTGTGGAATACCATAAGCCTTGCCCGTTGTGCGGGAGTAGTGATGCCGTCAGTATTAATGAAGATGGTTCAGGATATTGCTTTAGCTGCTATGAAAGAATACCAAACTATAACAACCCAGAGGAAAAAGTGGGAGACTTTAAAACTTACAAAAACAATTCTATGAACAATAATGAAGGTTCATTTTCAGCATTAACAGATCGTGGTATCTCATTAGATACTGCTAAGAAATTTGGAGTTAAATCTACAAAGAACCCTGATGGTTCTATTCAGTCACATATGTACCCTTACTACATTGCTAACGAGATCGTAGGCACCAAGGTCAGGGAATGTAAAACTAAAGAATTTATATGGCGGGGTTCACCAAAAGGCACACTTCTCTTTGGACAACAGCTATGCCAGACAGGTGGTAAATTTATCACTATAACTGAGGGCGAGTGTGACGCTATGGCGGCATACGAAATGATGGGTTCAAAGTGGCCTGTAGTGTCCGTAAAAAATGGTGCAGGTGGAGGCGTTAAAGATATTAAAGAGAACTTAGAGTTTCTTGAGTCTTTTGATAATGTTGTTGTCTGCTTCGATAACGACAAAGCAGGATACGAAGCCGCTCAGAAAGTAGCAAGATTATTTAAGCCCGGAAAAGGCAAGATAGTAAAATTGCCTGATGAGTTTAAAGATCCTAATGACATGCTTCGTAATAAGCGTAGCTCTGCATTCATGGCTGCTTGGTGGTCAGCTAAAACTTATACACCAGCGGGTGTTTTAAATATCACCGACATGAAAGAAGAGTTTTATAAGAATGATGAAAAGGAGGCCATAGACTATCCTTGGGCTGGCCTCAATGACATGCTCTATGGTATGCGTAGAGGAGAGCTTGTAACTCTAGCAGCAGGCACAGGGACTGGTAAGTCTAGTGTGGTGCGTGAGTTAGAACACTGGCTTCTTAAAACAACTGAGGACAAAATAGGCATACTGGCTCTGGAAGAAAACTGGAAACGCACAGTATACGGGTTGTTGTCAATCGAAGCGAATAAAAGACTATACATAAAACAAATTAGAGATGAATTAACTCAGGCAGAGCATGATGCTCTTTGGGATTCATTAATTGATAGTAACGCTAACCGACTAATAGTCCATTCACATCTGGGGGTTCAGGATGTAGATGAGTTATTTTCTAAACTTAGATACATGATTGTGGGCTTGGACTGTAAGTGGATAGTCATAGACCATCTAGGCATGATGACATCAGCTATGCTTGAGGGTGATGAGCGTCGGGCTATTGATAATATTATGACTAGGCTTCGCTCTTTAGTAGAAGAAACTAATGTAGGCATGTTACTTGTATCTCACTTGCGTAGAGTCGATGGTAATAAGGGACATGAAAACGGTGTCGAGGTAGCCATGTCTCACTTGCGAGGCTCTAATGGTATAGGACAAATTTCAGATTGTGTGATGGCTCTTGAAAGAAATCAGCAGTCCGATGATCCGATTGAAGCTAATACTAGCCGTATTCGTATTTTAAAATCTAGATACACAGGTGAAACAGGCGTAGCAGGACACTTGATGTATGATAGAGATACAGGTAGGCTTACTGAAATATTTGTGGACGATAACGAGGAAGTGGAACTTTGAGGCAATTAGTCTTTGATATTGAAACAGACGATCTAGAGGCGACAAAGATCTGGTGTCTGTGTACTTTAGATGTAGACACTGGAGAGGAAAGGACATTCACATATGAAAACCTTCGTAAAGGTATAGAGTATCTTGAAAGCGCAGATAAATTAATAGGCCACAACATTATTGGATTTGATGTGCCTGTTCTTGAGAGCTTAACAGTAGCCAAGTTAAGTGACAAAAAGCTAGTAGACACTCTTGTTCTTTCTAGGTTGTTCAACCCTGTGCGTGAAGCTGGACATGGATTAGAGTCTTGGGGCTACACTCTAGGTTATCCTAAAATTGAGTTCGATCAGTATGATAAATTCTCACAAGAGATGTTGGACTACTGCGTTCAAGATGTAAGATTAAACTATAGAGTATATCAAGAGCTAAAGAAACTTAGTAAAGGCTTCAGTAAAGAGGCTGTTGATATAGAGATGGAAACATATAAAATAATAACAGCACAAAGACGAATGGGTTTTTTCCTAGATGTCCCGTCTTGTAAAAGACTGTTATCAGAACTACATAATAAAATGGACGAGGTTGTAGAGAAGGTAGGAGAAAGATTTGTAGCAAAAAAAGAAACTACTTATCTTTATCCAAAGTTTTCTGCTACGGGCGCTTTAAGTAAAACAGCAGTTGATAACTACGGGAAAGGCACTAGGCTCTCACAACTTGAGTGGTTAGATATGCAAGAGGCGGTCAAACAGGGTGGTAAAAAAGTAAAGATACCTAGAGTAATTATAACTGATTTTAATTTAGGATCTCGTAAGCAGATCGGACAATATCTAATGGACTTTGGCTGGAAACCAAAAGTATTCACACCTACTGGTCAACCACAGGTAGATGAAAAAATATTGTCCAAAGTAGACATACCAGAAGCATCTCTTATCTGTGACTATTTGATGTACCAAAAAAGAATAGCCCAAATAGACTCTTGGCTGAAAGCAGAAAAGGATTATAGGGTTCATGGATTTGTTAACAGTAATGGTACTATAACAGGACGTATGACTCACAATAGCCCTAATCTAGCTCAAGTACCAAGCTCAAGCTCTCCGTATGGTAAAGAGTGTAGATCTTGCTGGTGCGTTGATGAGGGGAATAAATTAGTTGGTATTGATGCCAGTGGCCTTGAACTAAGGATGTTGGCCCACTATCTAAATGATAAGGACTATACAAATGAAATTATTAACGGAGATGTCCACTCAGCTAACCAAAGATCTGCGGGACTTGAATCAAGAACTCAGGCTAAGACTTTCATCTATGCCCTCTTATACGGAGCAGGAAATGAAAAACTTGGAAGTGTGGCTGGGGGAGGTAAGCAACTTGGTGCAAAACTTAGAAAATCTTTCTTCGATAATTTACCATCATTCAAGACTCTTACAACAAGAGTTGAATCAGCGGCAGGCAAAGGCTTCCTGAAGGGTCTTGATGGTAGAAAGGTATTTGTTCGCTCTAAACATGCGGCCTTGAATAGTCTGTTGCAGAGTGCTGGTGCAATAGTTATGAAAAAGGCTTTAATTATACTTAACGAAAGTATAAAATCTCAGAGGCTGGCTGCTCATTTTGTTGCTAATGTACACGATGAGTGGCAGTTAGAAGTCAGGGAAGATCAGGCTGATGTAGTCGGTAGGCTTGGTGTTGAGGCTATAATCAAAGCAGGGCAAGAGCTAAATCTTAATTGCCCTTTAGATGGAGAATACAATGTCGGAAACAACTGGTCAGAAACCCACTAATAAAAATATTCGCTTTGAAGACGGAAGATGGTGGTATGTAGGAGCCAACGATGGGGCCAGAAGGTCTTTAGAGGCACATGAAAAGAAAAATCAAAACAGGATGTTTGTAAATGGAAAGTATATTCCAAAGAGCCATCCGCTACATAAACCGGGGAGGTATGAAGGCTTCCAAGACGCAGCATTTAACTCTCTAGAAAACTATTCGACTAACCTCAAAGGTGAAATATACATCTTATATAATCCACACTTCCAAGGCTGGTGTAAGATAGGTATGGCTGTAGATTCTAATGATAGATTAAAAAACTATCAAACCAGTTCTCCTTATAGGGACTACAAGTTGCACAAATGCTATCTTGTTGACAACAGAAGAGAGGCAGAGCAGCAAGCACATACCTTACTAGAAGAAAATCACACAAGAGAGGGGGAGTGGTTTATCTGCCCTCCTACTGTAGCAGAGTCAATACTAGACAAATACTTTTTAAAAGGAACACAACTTGAACTCTTTAACTAATTTAGTTTCAGATATATACGAAACGATCCAGCCTCTTTGTGATGGTAATAGTATTGATATTTCAGATGATCTTATAGATGAGCTATCAGACAACATAAGATCTGTATTCAAGCAGTGGCAAGATGTTCCTGAAAGAAATAAAAAATTTACTATTAGGATGTCTAATGTGGGCCGCCCTGCTAGACAACTTTGGTATGAAAACAAATCTGGTGCTAGTGGAAAAGGAAATATAGAGCCATCTACCTTTATCAAGTTTATGTATGGGCATATACTAGAAGAGGTGCTGCTTTTCTTGGTTAAAATATCAGGACACAATGTTAGTGACTGCCAGAAAGAGATCAGTGTTAAAGGCGTTTCTGGACATATGGACTGTAAAATTGATGGGGAAGTTGTCGATATAAAAACTGCTTCAGGTAGAGCATTCCAAAAGTTTTCAAACGGAACTTTACCTGATGACGATCCGTTTGGATACATAGCCCAGCTATCTGGTTATGAACAAGCAGAGGGCACAAATAATGGTGGCTTCTTAGCTATCAACAAAGAGACAGGGGAGTTAGCTTTTTTCCAACCAGAAGAGCTTGACAAAATCAATATAGACGATAAAATAGATAGTTTAACTTCTAGTTTAGAAAAACACACTCCCCCTGAAAAATGTTATAATCCCATACCTGAAGGTAAGGCAGGTAATATGAAATTACCTAAAGGCTGCGTGTATTGTGCATACAAGTTCGAGTGTCACTCAGACACAAATGATGGTAAGGGATTAAGAACTTTTAACTATGCTAAAGGCCCAGTGTATCTTACAAAAGTAAAGTCTGAACCAAGAGTAGAAGAGATACTTTATGAACTCTAAAATTTGCAAAAGAATATCTAGACGGGCTGATCAAATACAATTCGAGTGGTTTAAAACCATAATACCTGAACATGAGCATGATAAAGTAAACATTGATAACTTCAAACAATACGTGCCAAAAACATCCTACTTTTATAACAATGGTAAACTAATGCTTAGTACTTATTGTGATAAGTGGTTAAGGAAGGGACTTAAAAAAATACATTGTTCTGGTCAGGACATAAATCAAATATCTATAGAAGATATAGAATTGATAATGAATAAGTAGGAAGCATCATCAGCACAAAGAAACACACTCCTAAGCCTAAAGTTAGAAAACCAAGAGTGCCAAGACCTAAAAAATATATTGGCCCAAATAATTCAAGGTATGATTCTATATGGGAGGCACTACTGCATGAGTCAATTTTAAAAGATTGGGATCATCATGTAGATCATGTGCATTATGTTATAGAACATAAGTACGAGCCTGACTTCGTTAGAACTATAGACGGTAAAAAAATTCTTCTAGAATCTAAAGGTAGGTTCTGGGACTTTCAAGAATATAATAAATATATCTGGGTTAAAAAACGCTTGCCTCCCGACACGGAACTGGTATTCTTGTTTGCCAATCCTTCCGCCCCCATGCCCGGAGCTAAACGCCGCAAAGATGGAACTAAACGATCACACGCTGAATGGGCAGAGTCTCACAGTTTTCGATGGTATAGTGAAGACAGTATCCCTGACGAGTGGATTGATGTTAAAGCCAGACAATCTGAAGAATATAAAAAACGTAATGATAAAACTAAAATGGAGATGCCATGAAAAGTATTGATGACGCAACACCAGAAGAGTGGGATGCTCTTAATAAAAGAATAGCTAGGCACTATAAAAATAAACCTGCTACACCAGTATCTGATGCACGGAACCATGTTTACGATGATATTAATAAACCAGAACACTATAATAACGGATCTATGGAGTGCATTGATGCAATTAGGGGTATGCTTTCCCATGAGGAATACATAGGGTATCTTAGAGGTAACTCTCTCAAGTATCGCTGGCGCTTTCGATACAAAGGCAGACCCGTAGAGGATCTAAGAAAAGCAAGGTGGTATGAAGACCGTCTTTTGAATTATGAGTTGGAGCATCCTAGTGAGCAGCTACGATAGAAAAGCAGAACGAACTGCTAGGTTTAATAAAAAGAAACAGTCTAAAAATAAAGCTCGTACTAAGGGGTACAGGAAAGAGCAGCTACAAGAAAAGGATGATATAGATGACATCAAAAATTGGAAAGCAGGATTACTTAGGGATTCAGATTGATTATGACCTAGAGTATAATCTAAACACCTTTTCTTTAGAAACAATAAAAGATAGATATTTATGGAAGGATGAGACACATGCTCAAGAAGCTTTTGCTAGGGCTTCAGTCTACGGCGCTACATATCAAGGACATACTGATTATAATCTTGCACAGCGACTTTATGCTTACGCAAGCAAGGGCTGGTTCGGTTTTAGCACTCCTATACTTAGTAACGGGGGAACCACACGTGGCTTACCTATTAGCTGCTTTCTCAATTATGTTCCTGATTCAAGGGGTGGGCTTTCTGATCACCATGATGAAAACATATGGTTGGCGAGTGGAGGTGGAGGCTTGGGTGGATATTGGGGTGATGTTAGAAGTAATGGTGTTTCAACTTCTAACGGTAGTCAGTCTACTGGTAGCATTCCATTCATGCATGTAGTCGATAGTCAGATGCTTGCCTATAATCAAGGTGTAACAAGAAGGGGTTCCTATGCGGCATATATGGATATTAGCCACCCAGAAATTGAAGAGTTTATTGCCATGCGTAAAACCACTGGCGGTGATCTTAATCGTAAGTGCCTTAATCTCCACAATGGCGTTACCATTTCTGATGAATTCTTGCAATGTGTACGTGATGATGGCAGTTGGCGGCTCATCGACCCCAAGTCTTTACTGGCAACCAAGACAGTTGCCGCACGAGATTTGTGGTGGCAATTAATACACACTAGAGCAGAGACAGGTGAGCCATACATTGTTAACCTAGATCGCTGTAATGAAACCTTACCCCAGTCCCAAAAAGATAAAGGTTTAAAAATAGTTCAGAGTAACTTATGCTCTGAGATAACGCTACCTACAAGCGAGGAACGCACAGCAGTATGCTGCTTGTCCAGTGTTAATTTAGAATACTTTGATGAGTGGAAAGACGATGATTTATTTATAAGTGATTTAATCACTATGCTGGACAATATTCTAGAACACTTTATAAACAATGTTACAGATGGAAACCATGTTTGGCAGGTCAGTAATAATTTAGAGGAGTTCATGGGCAATGTTAAAAAAGGGAAAGAATTTGAGGGGAAGAGAAAAGCCGCTTATTCAGCATATAGAGAACGTGCGGTTGGTCTTGGAGCGATGGGTTTTCATAGTTACCTTCAACGTAATGGAATCCCTTTTGAAGGAATGTACGCCGCCAGCTTCAACAATAGAGCGTTTAAACTCATCAAAGAAAGATCTCAGATGGCTTCCCGGCGTTTGGCTGGAAACCGTGGGGAGGCTCCTGACATGGTTGGCAGTGGCTTGCGTAATTCCCATCTGCTTGCTATTGCCCCTAATGCTAGTAGTAGTATTATATGTGGCGGAACAAGCCCTTCTATTGAGCCTACGAGGGCTAACGTATTTACGCACAAAACTCTAACAGGATCATACAAAGTAAAAAATAAGTATTTGGAGAAACTGCTTGAAGACAGAGGAATTAACGACGAACAAACGTGGAAAGATATTGCGGCTGCTGAAGGGTCTGTTAAAAACTTGGAGGAACTCACGGAAGAAGAAAAGGAAATATTTAAAACATCGACTGAACTTAACCAGCTTTGGATCATCGAACACGCATACCAGAGACAAAAGTACGTCTGCCAAGCGCAGTCAGTAAATCTGTTTTTTGAACCACCGCCAGCTACTGCACCACAGGAGGTACATGATGAGTATTTGGAATATGTTAATCATGTTCATTGGACAGGAGCTAACAAACTCAAATCTATGTATTACTTCAGAACTACAGCGGCTAGAAATACAGAGAATGTTAACATCAAAATCCCAAGAATTAACTTAGAAGAGGAGTGCCTAAGTTGTGAAGGATAAAATAAAAAAGCTAGTAGAGATTATGGATTACTACGATCTAGCCGAAGATGAACGTAGATTAGAATTAAGAATATACAAGGTTAGATGGATATGGTATCATACTATACTCGCTATAGGATTAGGCATTGTTATCTGGCTACTATACGAAATCAACAACAAACTGGAGTTTTTAGTATGAAGTTAAAATCAACAATGCTGTGGGTTTACTACACATGGGAATCGTTTATGGATTTAAAATATAATCCATTTAGATTTATTGGTGATGTAAGTATGCAAATGTATTTGATGGTTGTGTTATCCGTTATTTGGTCTGCTAGTTTTTGTGCCCTTATAGCTGGTTGGTCTGGACTTATACCTTTGATATGGGGCCATGTCATTACAGTATTTGCCTTATTTATGACCTACGCTACATTTAAAGATGCTGAGAAGAATAACTCAGCATGGCTTATAAGATGGAAAGAAGATTACAATCTACTTTCTTTATTCAAAAGGAGAGGCAAAAATAAAAATATTTGCCAATGGGACTTGGAGAAAGAAGCATGAAAATACTATTAGCATTATCTTTACTGTTATTCACAGCCTGTAGCACTACATCAGGTGATGGGAGCAGGTGGAAAAATATGGGGCCTGATCAGGTGCATTGTAAAAAACATGAGTTTAAAATGTGCAGTTACTACGGGGCACTTTACATTTGTGAATGTAGGCTGGCATGACGCAGCACCCAGCTTACAGAGCGCAGTTTTACATACAGGAACTAAAAAAGTATGCTACTTGGCCTGAGTATCTGGCATACTACAGAGAGCAAGATGACAAGATAATGCAGTTTAGTCACTACTGTATGCAGATGTGGTCTAGCTATATGAACGATAAAGTCAAGCAGCAGAAAGCACCACTTAGTTATAAGCAATATATAAACAAATATAAAGATTTATTAGAGGAGGGCTATAATGTTAGACCCGAAAATTAAGGCACTGTGTTGCCTGTATAAAGCAGAGATAGCTATGTACACCGCAGAGGTTAATAACTATATAGATAATCCTGTTGCTGTAGGCGAACACGGTAATCTTGTTGAAACTATGGATAAATTAGTTGCTAAGATTGCTGAAGCAGAAGATAAGTTAATCGTACTGGAGACACGTTTCAATGGGTAATGTTATTAATATCATACCAGAAAAAGCATCTGCTGATGAAATACTAGAGGATGCAAAAGATCAATACAAAGAAGTTCTTATACTTGGCTGGGATAAAGATAATATAATGAGAGCTAAAGCTAGTTCTACATTAGAAGTAAAAGATATAATATATATGATAGAAGTATTTAAACAGACATTAATTAGCAGTGGGTATGAAGCGCATGAGTGATGAATTGATACATCTTATAAGCGTGTGGGCTATGGAGCGCGGTATAATAAACAACAGCACACCGCTGGCACAATTTGCCAAGCTTGTATCTGAAATAGGAGAGCTAGGAGACAACATAGCTAAACAGCGAGATGTTACTGATGACATAGGAGACTGTTTAGTGGTGTTAAACACACTAGCAATTATGAACGACACTACCTTAGAACAATGTCTAAAGGTAGCTTACAATGATATTAAAGATCGTAAAGGACACATGAATACGCATGGTGTCTTTATCAAAGAGGGAGATGTTGCATGAGTTTATTAGGAACTAGAGATTACTACAAACCGTTTGACCATCCTTGGATGTTTGACTACTACTCACAACAGAATCAGATGCACTGGTTTCCAGAGGATGTGCCGCTGCATAACGATGTGAAAGATTGGCAGACAATGACTGACGAAGAAAAGAACTTACTGACTCAGATCTTTCGTTTGTTTACTCAGTCAGATGTGGACGTTGGGGCTGGGTATGTAGACCGCTATATGCGTATCTTCAAGAAGCCAGAGGCTCGTATGATGATGTCTTCCTTTGCTAACATGGAATCTATACATCAACACGCCTACAGCCTTCTACTGGATACTGTAGGAATGCCAGAGGTAGAGTATAAGGCATTTGCAGAGTATGAGGCTATGGCAGACAAGCATGAGTATATTAATGCTGTAAAGGTAGCTAAGGGCGATAGGAAGTCTATTGCTAAGGCGCTTGCAATATACTCAGCCTTTACTGAAGGTTTACAGTTATTTTCAAGCTTCATTATATTACTAAACTTCCCGCGCTTTGGAAAGATGAAGGGCATGGGGCAGATTATTACCTACAGTATACGTGATGAGTCTATGCACGTAGAAGCAATGACAAAGCTTTTCAGAGAGTTTATACAGGAGAATATTGATCTGTGGACTGATGACTTCAAGAAAGAAATATATCAAGCATGTCGAGAAATGGTTGACCTAGAGGATAGGTTCTTGGATTTGGTGTTTGAGCAGGGTGATATACCCGGACTGACTAAGAAAGAAATGCAACAGTACATTAGGTATATTGCTGACCGTCGCCTGTTACAACTAGGACTAAAAACTAATTACAATGTAAAAGATAACCCATTGAACTGGCTTGATGATGTTTTGGGAGTAGAACATCAGAACTTCTTTGAAGGCCGCGCTACTACCTACATGAAGGCAGGATTACGTGGAGATGTCTCCAAGGTGTCCTTTGGTAAGGTTGCCTAACATGGAAGGTAATATTATAAGTTTTAAAGTTCTTGTGAACCGCAAGGGTCAGGTGATGAGCGAATATAGTAAACTGCCAGTTGAAAAGCTGGCGACTATATTTGATGATAACGACATACCACTAATGAAGAAAATACTAGCTGAAGTCGATTCAAAAGTAGGTACACTACATGAGCATTTAGAAAAAGAACTAGATGCTTTAAACTGAAAGATTTATGGTCTGAGATGAAGAGGACACATTTCGCACACTTACTGTGCCGTGACTATACTCATAGTACACAGTTCTGAAAACAGTAGTATCAATTCTATTAGTACCCCCAGCAGGATCACTAACAACATTATGTCTCGTTTGCGTATCAACGTAGCTACTTAGTAGCATATTTGATACAGGCGATACAGGCCCTACCATTTGACACGGTTTGCCCAGTATGCGGCACTCATCTTACCCTTCGCAATATTCTTACGATGTCGAGCCTTGAAGCTTGCACGTTTCTTTTTCATACGTTCAGACTCTCCCGGCTTGGGCTTACCCGCTGTACTTGCTCCCTGTTGTCCGAATCGTATCGTCTTTATCTTGTCTCCTTCTTTTGCCACAACAATATGCGACTTCGTAGGATGCTTTGGAGTCCTCTTGGGCTTGTTGAAGCCCGACACACCTGCACGTTCTAGGCGTGAATCTTTTTTTTTACTCATGACTTCTTCCTGTATTGTCGAGTCTTCTTAGCAATCTTTTTGGGCTGCTTGCTAAACTGCTTACCCTTAGCAGTATCCTCACGCTTCTTGCGCGAAGTAGCTGCATATTCCTTAGAAGATAAAGATTTAATGGCCTTCTCAGGCAGGTAACGCTCTCCAGTTTCACTAGACTTCTTACCCGACTTGGTACGCCACTTTTGTTTTGTCCAGTCTTTTAAAGATCTCTGAGATTTTTTAAGTGCCATTATTGATTGTGCCTTTCATCTTGTTGTTGCTTACGATGCTCTTCAAGTTCTTCTTCACTTGGTCTTTCTTGCTGTGTTTGTTTTGCCATGCTTCCTCCTCAGAGATTCTTTTGCCTTCTTAGCAATCTCTGCCTGCTTAGACTTACCAGCAACCTTAGCTCTCTGCTCCATGACAGTTAATATTTGTATCTTACGTGCGTAGGGCTTACTTATACCTTTTACTTTACGTGCAGTGTCTCTAGCGTCTTGCACAGTAGCGTACTTAATACGAACAGTATCTTTAGGGTTCTCATCAGTGTATAGCCTACGCCCTGAACCCTTGGGCTTCTTGCCTGTACCCTTCTTAGGATCAGCCATTACTTGTAGCCGCCGCCTGCATCTTTGTAAGCTTTCGCTAACATCTGGGCTTTACGCGCACTCCACTGTCCCGGCTTACCACCCTTGCTTCCAGCCTTGATCCTGTTAAACTGACGCTTACGCATCTCAGGCTTAGTATAGTTACCCGCTTCGTTAACTCTAGACTTTGCTTTCTTTTTTGCTGGCTTCTTCTTAGCTGCCATATTATCCTCCAAAAGTTTTAATTATAATACTTAATGTAGCAACTGCTATTATAGCACCAATTAAAAATACAAGTCCACCTACTGCTATTTCATTCATAAGTCTTTCTCTTTCTTTTTTCTTTTTTGCTATGAGCCGCAGGTGTTGCTGCCTAGCAGCCTCTTGCTCTGCCTTGGCTTTTTTAAACGCTTCCAAAGTGTCTGGATCTGCCACTAATAATATATCGTGTACATCTTTCCAGTATCTCTCATAGCTTTTCTTTATCTGAGTTAATTTTAAGATCTCGCTCTGACTCAGGGGCTTAAAGGTGCTAGACTTTCGATCTACTTCAAAGTTTGTTAGAGCTTCTCCGAAATCGCTAATAGTACCCATAAGCTGCTGGATACCCTGCCCGGATTCATTAGCCGTCTTTATCAGCCCATTCAGACTCGACAAGATAGCTGAAGCTGCTGCGACACTCTCTATAATCATTTTCTAGTCTTTTCGTAGCTCCTCATTGCGCCCAGACCTAACATGCCCATAAGGACAGGCATCATAGTCTCTAGCGGTACTAGAGGAATGACAATATTTATTTCAAGCAGTGCCAGTACAAAGTTTGCGAATGGTATTGTGATGAAGTTTCCAAACATTCCCAGCCCACACGTCCAACCAACGAAGGGTCTCCACCCAGACACAAATAAATTAGAGTTACTGGCTTCTACTTTATTGACCTCTATCTGAGCCTTCATAAGATCCTGATGATGTTCTTCTGACATCGTTGCAATCTTGTGGGCCAGCATAGCCTTCTGATCTTTGTCTTCAATAAACTTGTCCAGTAATCCTGTAACAGGGCCTACTAGTGTTGCTACTAAACTCATATCAATAACTCCATACGTGTGGTCTTGGGCGACCTTCTGAGTCTTCTAGGTCATCAATGTGGATGAATCTAGTTGGCCCTTTCTGACTGACACCAATGCCTGTAAAACCTGCCTCTAGAGCGCCCTGTAAGAGCCTGTGAGCCTGTTCTCCACGTACCATGATGTCTAGTGCCCTACCTGACGCATGAGCGCCGGGAGAGGCTTTACGGGCCTCTATGGGGTGCTGTGGGCATCTGTATGCAGAACTTATCTTAAAGGGAAAGTCTAGTTTACCTCTTAGTACATCTACTTTACGCATGAACTCTGGGTTCATACCCGACTCATCACAGTGCTTGCAAGCTACTTCCTCTTCTGTAAAATACTTGTACATAAATATTCCTAGTAGTATTAAAGGTATAAAAACATAAACATTACGCATAACCACCAAAGCCTAAACGTCTAAGGGGATCGGCTTTCCCACCATGATACA